ATCGTATTGGCAGCACCGTCAATCGTCTTGTTGGTCAGCGTCGCCGCCGCCGCGCGTTCTGTTGCATTCGACGTATTGTCGACGTTGCCGAGCCCAACATCGGATTTGGTCAACGCCAGAATTGTCTTGACGTCGGAAGCCGTCAAATCTTCCGGGTCACCGGTTGAGCCGGTAATGCGACCCTTAATCGTGTTCGCCGCCATATTGGCGAGCTTGGCGTTCGTGACGTTAGACGCGAGGATTTTGACCGTAGTGACCGCGTCCGACGCAATGCCGTCCGCGACAATTGTTCCGAACCCGATCGTCGTTCCCGAACGGCGCAACACATGACCATCTGTTGCCGCCGCAATGTCTGCGACGACACCGGTCGAATTAGCTGATCGACCAATCACAGAAAGAGCAGCACTGTCGCGAAGCTTGGCGTTTGTCACCGCCGCGTCTGCAATTTTGGGCGTGCTAACAGCCGCGTCAATCAATGAGCCGTCCAAGTTCTGAAAGTTGATCCACGCCGTATTGGCGGCGTTTCTGATTTTCAGAATTCCCGACGTTGTGTCAGCCCAAGACATGAACGGAAACGTGACCGAAGGCGCCGACGAACCGGAATTGTTCGAAACGGACGCTTCCAAAACAGCGTTAATGTCCGCGCGAACCGCCGAACCCGAGCCGTTTGCGATATCGTAATCGTGTTGAGCCATCTTAGAGTTCCCAACCCTTAGTCAGATCGATATTGGTTAACGCCTTCGAAGTGTTCGCCGACATGATCAGATCGGAAAGTTCACGTTCCCGAGCGAATGCTTTAGCGTGTTTCTTTCTGATCGCACCAATCAGAAAATCAACGTCCGAAGCGACAATTCGAACATAATTCCCCGGACCGACCCGCCAGTGCGTCGACCATGTCGACTTGTCCGACTGATCATCGATTTCGAACTTGGTCGCGAGCAAAGAAGTCAACGCAACGGCGTCCGATTTGAATGTTATACCGTTCAGTTGAACACCGCTGACCATTGCCCGGTTGCGCTGTTTTTGCAGATTGAAAAACGCTTCGTCTTGCAAATCTTCGAACAGTCGAACCGGATCGATCGGGTCGATTGAAACCGGTTCAATCACTTCGTATTTGCCGCCACTCTCACGAACGATTTGTTCAACAAACGGATGAGCAGTCGGCGCCGGTTGACCGATCGTCTTGGCGTGATCTTTCAACGCTTTCGTGAATGTGAAAATATCCGCGTCCAACTTTTCCGGACCGCCATAAAGATCGATTGCCGCGCGTTCAATTTTGATCATCGATCAAACCCCGGTATAAACGATGTAATTGACGATGATCGTCGGTTGCACATTGTTGTGCGGCGCGTCGCCGCCCTTGCTGTCGCTATCGTTAGCGCGACCTGAACCCGACGTGCTATCACCCGACGACCAGCCTTTGCGCGAACTACTATCGTTCATGCCGTAATAAGCTGACAACGTCGTTGTGTGGAAATGCGCAGCCAGTTCGGCAAGGGTTAGGACGTGCGATTGCGAGCCACCAGCCGCCCCGAGAACAGCGCCGTTGACGCCGCCTGACAAACCAGTCAACCGGCTTGCGGCGGAACCACCCATGTCATCTTTGCCAGCGCTGACCCGACCGCGCTTGTCGATCACCCCGAACGTCGTTGAACCGTTCCCGGCGCCGTAGGTTGTGCCAGTCACAGCGAACAAAGCCGAATGAGTTGTTCGGTCCAAATTCTGACCGTTTGCCCAAACGCACTTCGCGGGAAGGGTTGAACCGAGCCATTCAATCACTTCACCGACTGAACGCCCGACCAGTTCAACGCCGTTGACTTTGAAGCCACCCGATCCGGGAACGACGTTCAACCCGCCCGATCCGGTATTTGTAATTGTCGCCGCACCGTTGGCGCCGATCGCCCGGTCAAGTCTTAAGCGAAAATCTTCGGTTCCGGACGCGTCCGGATCGGAAATCAAGCGTCTTACCGACTTCCATAACGCCCGACGTGTCGAGACGCGGAAAACGCGACGTCGTACCGAACCAATTGCCCGAAACGGGCGCCGCGATAACACTGTCGTCAAGAAGATATGTCGACCCGCTGATCGACGCGATCGTTATCCACCCCGAATTTGCCGGGTTGCGGATTTTCAAAAGTCCGTTCGTTGTGTCCGCCCAAGACATGAACGGAAACGTGACCGAAGGCGCCGAGTTGCCGGAATTGGCACTGGTAAGCGCTTCAGCCAACGCGTTAACGTCAGCCCGGACGGTTGCGCCCGGCGCGTTTGCGATATTGTAATCGTGTTGCGACATGGGCGCGGCTTCCGGTTAACGACGACGGTTCGACAATTCTTCGTGACGGCGACGCATTTCGGTTTCATACCATTCGCGCCATTCCGAGACGATGAACGGAAGCGGTACGTTTGCCGCTTTCACCGCGTCGATTAGTTCGGCGAGAACCAAATCACTTTCGAACGGTTGCCGGGTTTTGACTTTGCCGAAACCATGACCGACCGGAATAAACGTTTTCGAAGCTTCGTCGTATTTATACGATCCGTCGACTGGCAAGTCGCCGAATTCAATTCCGTCGGTTGACTGAACCGACCCGGTCAAAACGTTGTTGCTGTTCAGCACCGCAACCGTTTTCATCGGCACTTTCACCTTTACCATTATGCGATTTCCTCCGCGTCAACGCCAAGTTCTGTAATCGCTATATTAAAATCGCGGTTATAGCTAGTAAGAACCGCTTTGAACTTACAGCCACGGCAATTGACTTCCATGCTGTCGAGCCGTTCCCACGAACCCCAAACCGGCGACCCGGACGGGTCATCGTTGGTTGTCGAAACGTAAACAATACAATCTGCTTCCGACGTATTGGACCCGTCAAAGTCGTCACGATCGTCAATGTCGTCGGTCCAAGTGTCAATCGTGTCGTTCACGCCGAAAATGCCAGCCAAAACCCGAACAGTCAAACGAACACGTCGAACTGACAAAAAGTCAAAACCAACGTCGAACAGATATTCACCGGACGTAATCGCCGACGTTCCGCCGAAAGCATCAATGTCCGGTTCATCGTCGAAATCAGGGATATCGTCGAAAAATCCCGCGCCACCGATTTTCAACTGAATACCGTCAAGAATGACGTTGTTCATTGTTCCGGAGAACGAAGGCGCTTCGTCGATTGTGTCGAGCGAAACAAATTCAAGCACCGATGCCTGAGTGCTACTGATCATTACGACGTCGGAATAATTCCCCGCTTCGTCGTAAATTCTCGCCATATATGTTCCGGTTTTAAGAGGCAAGGTCGCGAACAACGCCCGCGCTTGCGCCGCTTGACCGATCGACGTCGAGTTTGACCAAACCGGCGTGTCGTCAGCGCTGAAGCGAAAGCGAACTTCACCGCCGAAAGCAACATCGAGTTCACGCGGTTGTTCCCAACGGAAAAACGCTTGTCCGCCGTAAGTTGAAAGGGTCAGCCCGATAAGCGCATCTGGTGGCGACGACTTTCCAACAATACGATGATTGCTGATCGTCGACCAAACACCCGGAATATAACCCGGCGCGATCCAACGCAACCGAACATCAACGTATTCACCGGTTCGAACGTCGCCAATCATTGCTTCATTGCCGATAAAACTATCGACTTGAGCGTTCATGTAGGGTTCGCCAGTTGTCGACGGTCTGATCTGAACTTGTAACGTTCCGTCCAAATTGGTCAGCGGTTGAACCTTGACCGCGATATGAACCGAAAGACTTTCGCCAGCGCCAACCGTCAACACGGTTTCATCCGAACGAACACTTTCGACAACAACAGTCGGCAAACCCGCAACAGGCGTCAACCGGCTGTCAAATGCCGGTATCGTTTCAGCGTCGATAGAGTAGACGATTTCACGATAAGGAACCGCCGTAACCCGAGCGTCGAACATATCGATTGGTTCGACTTCTGTAACCAAGGCGTCGTCAGTTTCGGAACCGAGAATTCCAAAGCCGAACAAGTCACCCACATTCGGACCGTTCGCAGCGAGGATTGGCGACATCAACGTCAGAACAGTCTGTTCGCCTTCATCCGTAACAACTTGGAAGGTCAAAGCTTGATCGCTGACCGTCCGAACCGACATGCCGTACGAAACCGACGCTTCCATGATCACCGGAGCATCAACAGTGACACCGATTACATAATCATCTTCGTCGATTTCTATTGCTGAAATACGCCCGGAGTGCAGCCCGATCAAAGGCACGTCATGCGTTAGTTTGATCCGACTTCCGCGACCATAAACCAGCCGTTCCATATCCTGAATGAATGTGAACTGTTCAGGACGATGAACCGCAACGGCGTTATTGAACCGAACATGCTTCGTCAAAGCGATCGGGTCGGTCTGACCGGGAACCTCGCTTGTTTCGAACAGCGTCGCATTGCTTTCGTCGTAACCCGGAAGATAGACGCGAAGTTCGTCGGTCCGGTAATCCTTTTGTTCATTGGAAAAAGTAACTCGGATAGCGTGCGGCGGCGAGAGAAACGCCTTGTTCGCTTCGAATGCCCGCGAATTGCGCGGCGTGACGTGCTGAACAACCGGTTTCGGCTGATCAACAATCACCGATCGCTTACCGTCGACGATCGTCGGCGATGCCCGACCAGCGACGGCGATATCAGCCAACAAGTCATCAAGCGACGTTTTGAAATCGCGAACTTGGTTGAACGTGAACCCCATGTCGGCGCAATATTCGTGCCATTCTGACAGTTTCACCAGATCGATTGAACTGTCGGCATACGGACGCTGCAAGGCACGCGATTGCAGCGCGTACCGGAACAACGAAGCGGGGTTGCGGGTCGGGCGCATGATCCAAGATTGAGTGTCAATATCCCAATCGAGACACACTCTTTCCGGAACCCCGGTCAGTTCATCGATCACGCCGTTAAGCTGATCAGTCGCCTTGATACGAAGCGCCGTCAACGCAATCGGATATGGCGTTTGAATTGGGCTGTCGTTGTTGAACGTCCGGATCGCCGACCAATTGATCACATCGCGAATTGCTTCGTTGGTTGTGTCGAGTGTCAGCCGTCGAATTCGGATATCGTACTGTCCGCGACTTGGCGTTTTGAACGTAAACCCGTGTCGGATCGCATTTGTGCGTTTTTGCGTAAATGTAATTTGGTTGAACGCACCACCGCTAACGTTTCGCCAAGAAAGAGGAAACGTCGCCGTTGACCCGGCGAGCGGAATGCTTGACCAACTGTTCAACCCGGTCGGCGAGTATTCAACACGAATTGCAACCGAGCGGTTTTCGCGCGTTCCATCATCCCGGACGCGGATCAACCCACTGCCGAACACAATGTCGATACCGATTTCATCAGCGTCAGGCGAGCTAGTCCGGACCGTGTAACCATCCGCTTCCGTTAGCGTGATCTGAAAATTCTCTTGATTAACCCGCGACGGGTAAAGCGTAGTTGGCAAGTCTGTGTCGTAACCGTACCGATGTTCGATTTCATAATCTGAAAACTCGGAAAGCAGTGTATCACCGATTTTCAACGTCGTATCAGCGAGATTTATCGGACCGACGCCCCAAGTGAACAGCATCCGCAAATATTGATCGTCGCCGATGATTTCAGTGTACGGTTTAGCAGCGAGCCGAGGCGGGAACTTGATCCGACCATAAAGGTCAGGAACCGGACCGAACGGATCAGCGGTATTCCGAGCGTTTTCAATGAACCGGGTCGGGCTTTCCGCCGCCTGAGAAGGTGCGGTTCGCGGCGGGATCAGCGCATTGACTAGCAGCATTCCGCCAATGCCGATCACCGCTTGACCAACCGAGGCACCGAACGCACCAGCCAAACCAAACGCAGCGCCGAGCGCCGGGCCGAAGGCGATCGCCGCCGCCATCACTGCGATTAGCAAGACGGAACGCATAATGTCTTTGCCTTGCGCGCCGCCGCCTTGTGGCGCCACGATCGCGCGAACCGACACCAGCGCGCCGGGCTTAGGCTTCACCCGAGCCCAATGCTTGCGAGGAATGTAGTTGTCGCCAATATAAATGTGTGCGGCGCGGCGCAACATAGGGTCAGGTTGAGCGCGTTCAAATATTTGCGCGACCGTAAGCCCCGGTTCGACTGCGAAATCGATCCGTTCAGTCTTGAGCGGATGGAATGCCGCCCGAACCTGAACGTTGTTCGTGTCGGAAGTATTCAACATGTCGCTTTGCCCAAGTGATCACGTCCAAACGTTCAACGACCGTTCCGACGCCTTGGGTTGTGTGTATCATTGAACGCCACGGCAGCACAAGTGCGACATGCGATTGATAACGACTAACTTTGAAAAGTCTAACATCGCCGAACATCGGCTGTTCAACCGAGTTCCACAATGGTTTTTGAGTATTGACCAAAGTGTTTAGTTCAGCAAAAGAAAGTTTTTCATCGTATTCGTCGGAAAGCGACGGAATATCTATTCCGAACAACTCACGATACGCGATGAATACTAACCCCCAACAATCCCAACCCGACCAGTCGCGACCGCCGACTAAAAACGGAACGTCGATTGCCCGATCAACGAACTGACCCGGCGTCATTCAAAACAAACCGGGAAATTCAGCAGGTGTAAACGACCGTTGCGGATATGGTTCGCGAGCGGTATCGTCGACGGTCAGATCACCCGAAACGCTCAAATTGTCGTACCGAGCGTTTCGCAACTGAAGCGGCGGAAAGGTCATTTCAACAGCGTCGAAATCATCCATCCGAACGATATCGATTTGGACGGTCGGCGGCGTCGCGAGTTGCCGGATAAGCTGACCGATTTGTCGTGAAACGTTGCTGATTTCAAGTTGAGCGCGAGGAACCGCGCGATCTTTATCGGTCGGCAACTTCACCTTAAATGGAAAGGCGATATAGCTTTCACCGTTCGACGTAATCGTTTCGGTGTTGTTCACGAACCTGAGAGGTTCGGACAGATCGTCGTGAGTGATCGTCAGCAGTTCCAAAAAACCGCCGCCGTTTTGTTGGAATACTTGACCGCGAGCAGTGTCGGAAAGCGTCATTTCACCAGATTTCCAGTGCTAGTGTCGTTGACCACTTCTTGACGTCGCCGCCGTCAATGCCGGTCCAAGTCGGACCATCTTTTTCGCGGAACTGAAACGACCGGGTCGCACCGCCGCGCGGGTCTTTCCAATTGAACGACAACACGCCTTCTTGAAGCGTGTCGACATACCATTCATCGAAGATCGCGCGTTCATCGTCGGTCAAAACGATCGGGATATTCACCGGTCGTCGCGCCTTGGTATACAAGCGTCGTTGATTGGGCGGACCATGATCGTTTTCCGAAATGATCTTTGCGCCGACCCGCTGATCGGTTATCCCGGTTAGACCTTCACTCGGAAGGGTTGTCGGCCAATCAACCATGTTTCACCTTACCGCGCTTTAGTGGCGTTGCTGACACCGAACGACCGCTGAACCGCCCGGTTGGTTTGCGACGACGGGTCAGCCATATTCTTGGCGGTCAACCGATCAATCATCACGGTCAACGAACCGTCGTCATTCATGGTCGCTGTCGCTTCAACGTCGTTCGCGGCGTTGTTATAGATTGCAACGTTCAGTTGCATACCAACGCCGCCAGAGTTGCTATTTGCCGCCATTGCGACGCCTAGCGAGCCATCCGAGCCCCTATGCAGCGGCAAGATCGCTTCCGGGCCAGCTTCGCCAGCTACGCCCATTCCTGAGCCCGTGTCGAACATCGTCGGACCACCGAACACGCCGCCTTTGGCGAAAAGTTTCGGACCCGTCATGCCCGGAATAAAGCCACCGGTCGGGATTGCCGCGCCGCCTGCGATCGACCCGAGCCCGAACATGCTTCCGACAATCGACTGAAGCGCGTTGTTCAAAACCATGTCCATTAGCTTATCCGCCAACTTTCCGACCGCATCAGAAAGCGCGTCAACTACGCTGACACCCTTTCGCAGATCGGAAAAGAACCCGGAAAGTGCATCGGTCACCATTCCGGCGATCGTTTCTTTCAGTTCGTAAAACGCGGCGCGTGTCTTGTCGGCGTATTCCATCGCGGCTTTCAGCGCGCCCGACGTCCGGTCAATCGCACCACCAGAGCCACCACCACCACCAGAGGAACCCTTGTCACCGCCGCCAAGATCGTTCAAGACGTCTTTCGCGGCGCCAGCGCTTTCGGATAGCTTGTCGAACGACGCGGCGAATTGCCCGACGTAATCGGTCGCGCCGATTGTCTTGACCGCCGCAAGATAAGCCGCGTTGCCAGCCGCCGCCGCGTCTTTGAAACTGTCGGTCATCTTTCCGAGTTGACCGGATGCCGGGTCAAGCGACGAAACAAGCCCGTCCATTCCCGGAATGCCGCGAATAAGATTGATCAACGTGTTGATACCTTCGATCGATTTTCCGATCATAAAGTTCAACCCGTCGATCACCAGATTGACCGCGCCAATCGTTGCCGAGCCCATTACGTTCGGCAGGGTTCCCCAAATCCATTTGATCTGTTCGAAAGCGACAAAAAACGAACGGATAATGAAGTTTCCAACACCCTCAAAAATCGCTTGGACGTCGACACCGATCGCGTTTTTGATCGCATCCCGGAACACCCAAACCGACGAAATGATCGTCGCCAGAGCGACGCCGAGCGCTCCCAACGGGTTCGCCATAATCGCAGCGGTCAGCAGTCGGACCGCGCCAACGGCGCCGACACCGATCGCCGTTGTCAATGCCCAAACGCTTGCGATAACTGCCGGTCCAAACATCGCCAACATGAGCGGACCGACGATCAAAAGAACATCGCCGATATTCTCAAAACCGAACATCATGGTTTCAAGGGCCGGAACTAGGATCGAAAGCAAAATCTGACCGACCGACAAAGCGAAATCGCCAAACTTACCGAAAACGACGTTCAATCGTTGGTCGAGCGATTGCGCGACTTTGTCAAACGCGATTTGCGTCGCCCCGGCGCGAGCTTCCATGTCGGCAAGTATTTTGTTGAACGCGTCGCCACCACCACCCGAGAACGAAAGCACGGCGTTCAGCGCTTCAACCGAACCGAAAAGAAGTGCCATCTTGTCGACCGAACCGCCTGTTTTTTGCATGACAGTTTCGAGAAAGCCGGAAAGACCTTTTGACGCGAGCGCTGTTGAAGTGAATTCAAGTCCGAGTTCCTTGGCGAGCTTCGCCGCTTCAGACGTCGGCTTAGCGACTTGCGAAAGGATCGCGCGAATGCCGGTCACCGCTTGCGCCGTCGATTGGCCTTGTGTGGTCAGCGCGGCAACACCCGCGACCAGTTCATCGAAACCGACACCCAAAGACGCAGCAATCGGAATGACATTGCCGAGCGATCCGGCAAGTTCCGCAATGGTCGTCTTACCGGCTTTCATACCGACGAACAGCGTATCGGACGCGTCCGCCGCCGTTAGACCAACACCCGCGTAAGCGTTAACAGCCGTCGTCAACGCGTCGACCGCTGTTGTCGTATCGGTCACACCACCGATTGCGGTTTTGTTTGCGGCGTCAAGAATTTCGTTCGCTTGCTTCAACGACGACGCACCGGCTGACACAGCCTGATAAAACGCGCCAATCTGTTCGGTCGCCGAAGTGCCGTATGTTCGGGCAAGTGAACGCGCCGCCGCTTCGTACCGAGACAATTCTTCGGCGCCACCAGACAAGAGAGTTGATAATTCAGCCGTCGCTTTGCTGAAATCTCTTGCTTGGCCGATCAACTGACCGAACGCCAAACTTGTGCCGATCGCCAGAAAGAAACCTTTCGCCGCACTAGCCAAAACGTCGAACGATTTGGCGTAAAGCTTGTTTGCGACCATTCCCTTAGAAAAACGACTGTTTAGCCGATCGGTCGCGCGTTCAGCGCGTTCGGTTGACGGCGTCAAAAGGTTGAGGTCGGTTGTCGCCTTCTTGACGTCTTTTGTGTCAACCGAGAAACCAAGATCGGCGATATCAGGCATTATCGGTCACCTTTTGCCACGAACCCTAGACGGTTGCGCTTTGGACGCCTGTTGCGCTTCGTCTTGCGCGACGGCCATTTGGTATTGCAATTCGCCTTCTAGCGCCTCGCAATATGACAAATCCATCGCCCGAAGAATAGCGAATTCGTGAGGATAAACAACATTTCCGCTGACCTGTTGCCAAGCTGCGAAGTCAACCCATGTGATCCGTTTAACTCGATTGTCGACTATCCGGTTATGACCGGATGAAATATCTTCGAACCAATCGAATAAATATTGACCGCCGTCGGGAACGGACCAATCCGGCGTTACTTCGTCTTGACCAAACCGAGCGTTTCTTTCAGCGCGGGTTTCACCTTTTTTGTCGGGCGTTAGATATCGCGCCCGACAATAGGTCACAAACGAAAGGTCAGCGGTCAGACTTTGAAAAAATTCGACTGTTCCGCAAGAGCTTCGTCGATCTGATCGCGGACCCAATCGATCGAAAGCAGTTTCAGAACGTTTTCGCCGCTGAACTTCAGTTGTTCACCGCCGAACTGACCGGGCTTACCGTCCGCGTCATTCTCCCAAACGAACCCGAGAACGACCGTCGAAATCAACTTGATACGGTTTTCGTCCAATTCTTCGGACTTGGGAACCTTGCCGCGCGCACGCTTGGTCAGCGCCTTGTCGGTCAACTGACGTTCAATCGCCTTGAACCGAGGGTCGGAAATGTGGGCNAGTTCAAGCGTCAACCCGAGGTAACGACCGTTGCCCGGATGAACNAGACGATGAGAATANTTGACCGCCTCAATCTTCGCGATATCCATTTTTTTGCCTTTCTGGATCGATCACAAACCAAAACCGGGCGGTTGATCAATTCCGCCCGGTTTATCAAAATGGTCGACCGGATATTAAGTCGGGTCGACAACGATTTCTTCTTGCTGGAAACCGAGCGTGAAAACCTCAAGGTCGAAATCCTCGTTCCGACCATTAGGGCGCGCCGGGCCGACGACAAGACCGCGATTGTAAATGATCGTCGGCGTGCCGTCGACGGTTGCCGGATCGTTGCGAACGATCTTGAAGGCATAATTCAGATTGGTCTTTGCCGCCGCGCGCAAAGCGATCTGACCGGCGTCGGTCGGCTTGCGAGCCACTTCGAGCGTCGGATCACCGGCATTTTTCATGCCTTTCGCCTTCTGAACGACGCTTTCCGCCCAAGTGTCATAGGTCAGAATATTCTGTTGCGTGCCGGTCTGACCGAGTTCGCCCATGTCGCCGATCAGAACATACGTCAGCAGTTCGAAAGCTGCTTCATCCAGCACGTCAGCCTGCGCCGTCGTGCAAATGTAAATCCCGGCGTCGGCGTTGGTATTGGCGAACGACGCCACGCGAGCAGCGGCGACGGCAAGCGAAAGCATGGAAATATGGCGCATTTGGCGGGTTCCCCGGTTCAAGCGTAACAGCGATACCGGATCGATACCGGAATTTCAATCTTATGTCCATCTTGCAGGACAGAAAGAACCTCCGGTTCAACTTCTATTTTCACGACGACGTCGCCCGACAAGAGTTGTCGACCCTTGGGGAAGTGTGACGCGATCAAGTCGCAAAGTTCGGTCGCCTCACCGGTTCCGACGTCGACCCGATCGACCAAAATGAATTGCAAAATACCGGGATAGACCGTTCCGTTACGCCATGCGTANTTTTGTTGGTTGTTCCGGAAGTGACTGACCCTGATATATCGACCGTTTTCNGGCGGATCAATCACCCGGTTCGGCATTGAATANGGCAAGTCGNAAAGAACCGTNTCATCTTCGAACATTTGATAAACCGCGTCGAACAATGCGGTTTCGATATCAGCGTTAACGCTCATTTACCCGATCCTTTGTTTCATTAGCTGAACGTTCTTATCAACGATCGATTGCCAGTTTTGGACGCCAAGCCGCAAAAACGCGTCATGCGCTTCGCGATGCTTGGCATAATTCGCCGTCCACCCGAACCATATGCGACCGCCCATTTTGAACCGAGCGATTGTTAAAACAACCGTGTCGGGAACTTCACCGGAACCGTCGTTGTAAAAGGTCGGTTCCGAACTGACCGGTCTTGACGGGCCGGTTGGCATACCGTTGAGCGACGCTTGACCTGAAGCGCGAAGAAAGCCGGTATCGATCCGCATTCGCCCACCCTTCCCGGTTGGCAATTGCACTTGTTCAATCAAGTCTTGAACAGATTGTTTTGTGATCGCTTCAAGGCGCCTTTCGGATTTGCCGATAAACTTTTTGACGGTCGCTGTCGCGCTTTGGGTTGATTTTTTTTTATACATTTGTCGATTTGTCCAAAATGACCGTTGACGTTATGTCGTTATGTCGATATGGTCGGGTTAGTCGATCAAGTCCAAAGACACTTCGAAAGGTTTTCCAAATGGCACGCACCGCATCAATGACCCGCGAACAGGCTGAATTCCTGATCGGTTCCGCTGACGATCTGGTCGTCACTTCGGAAAACCGCCAGTTGCTCCGCAAGTGGTGTTCGGCGATCGGCTTCAAGTCGGTTGACGCTTACAAGTTTTCGAATGTTCAGCTTGCGCAGCTTTACCACGAACGCGGGCCGCGCGGAACGGTTGTTGCGCCAGTTGTCCAAGCCGTTTCGGCGCCGGTCGCGCCGGTTGTCGCCGACGACGCTTCGAAGGCGCTGGCGACCCTGATTTCGGCACTATCGAAGGGAATGGTTGTCGACGCCGCCAAGGTCGCGGAAATCGTCGGGCCGATGATCGACGCCGCCATCGCAAAGATCGAAATTCCAGTCGCCAAAACGGTTCTGGAAGTCCGGACGCCCGATGCAACTCGCCAGATCGTCGGAACGGTTCACAAGGTCACGCCAACCGTGATCAAGCTGGCGGCAATCGGTCATGACGTCATGTTGGTCGGACCCGCCGCCGCTGGCAAAACGACCATCGGCAAGCAAGTCGCCGTGGCGCTGGATATCCCGTTTCACATTACGTCAACCGTTTTCGACACTCACGAACTTTTGGGTTTCGTCGACGGTATGGGCAAGTATCATTCGACGGCGTTCCGTCATGCTTTCGAACATGGCGGGATTTGGGTTGCTGACGAAATCGACGCTTGGGACGCGAGCGCATTGCTTGCCGCGAACAGCGCACTCGCCAACGGATACGCAACGTTTCCGGATAGCGAATTGCCTATCGATCGCCACCCGAACTTTCGCGTTCTCGCCACCGCCAACACGTTCGGTCACGGCGCCGATCGGGTTTATGTTGGTCGTAACGAACTTGACGCCGCTAGCCTTGACCGGTTCGCCGTGATCGCGATGGATTACGACGCCGATCTTGAGTTGCAATATTCGAACGGCAATCTTGACTGGTATCAGCGCGTGACCGACGTTCGTCGCCAAGTTCGCGACAAGGGTATTCGTCATGTCGTGTCGAGCCGGGCGATCATCAAAGGCGTCGCGGCGTTGTCGGCAGGTATCGAATGGTCGGACGTTGAGGATATCTATCTGTTCAAAGGAATGTCCAAAGCGGATCGCGCAAAAATCGCTTGACTTGGTCGGGTTGGTCACTTAGAAACGAGTGACCAACCCCGAAGGGAATTTCGAAATGGCAAAGATCACCGGCAAGACGTTTGACCATAAAGAGGCGCTGAAGGCTTACGGCGCCCGCTGGAATTCGATCGACAAGGCTTGGACGATCGACGACGCCACCGCTGACAAAATTGTCGCGATGAAACTTCCCGGCGTGATCGTGACCAAGTCGGTTGATCTGCCAAAGTCGGAACCGGTCAATATTTCGTCGATCGATCTGTCGGAATTCAGCAAGAACACAACCGACGTAAGCCAGAAAGGCGACGTCGTTGTCGGCGATCAACAGTTCGTCGGCAAGTTCAACATGAACCCGAAAATCTTTATCGGTTTTGCTTCGCTTGGCGAGTTCGTCGATTACGTCGCTAAGTGCGGCAATCGCGGTTCTGATAGTATGGTCAAATGGGCTGGCGCATCGTATGCCGGTGCGATCGATCTTGCCCGCAACGGTTGGAACGACGGCGTTGATCTGGCGTTTGAAGCGGCTGAACTGATCAAGAGTGACCATGTTACCGATCGCGTGACCCGTTATTCGGTCGCTGGCGGGTCGGTCAACGTCGGGCGTATGCTTTCCGGCAATCCGCTGCATATGCGGTTGCGGACCCGCCAGCCGTCGACCAAGGTCGTTACACTGTTCGTCGACAACTTCGCTTCGAACTTCGTCGAACCTGAAGCGATGATCATCCGAGCGGCGGCGATCGCTGCAATGTCCGACATTCTGGAACACAACGGATATTCCGCCGAAATCGTGTCGGTTACGCCCGGCGACAACACCAGTCAGAACGGTCGCGGGTTTCTAGTCGTCAACAAGATCAAGACCGCTGGCGAACCGCTGAACCTTGCCGACGTCGTGTTCGCGCTTGGTCACCCGTCGTATTTCCGCCAAATGATCTTTTCGGCGGTTCGGGCGCAACCGAATTGTTCCAAATCAATGTATAACTCTATGGGTTTTCCGCGCGAAAACATGCTGACCGCGCAACCCGGCGAGTTCTACATTCCGCGCTTCAACGCCAACGTGAAAGGCGGCGATTTCAAAGCCAAGGTTCGCGCGATCTTCAAGCATATCATTCCGGCCGATTTCCCGGTCGAGCTAACCGAGTGAGACAAATGCCAATCTGGAACATGGCGAAACGCCGCGATCGACGCGGATATACCGACGAACGGGAGCGCGAGGCGTTCCGAGACGGATATGACGATGGATTTCATAACCGTCGTCGTAATGAAAACCACCCGTACCCGAACGCATACAGCGCCGGGTATTGGGAAGGGTTCGAAGATGGAGCGCAAAAGTAAAATGGCTAAAACCAACGACAACAGCACCGATCCGCGCGATTGGACCAACCGGAAGTTGATCGCGACGATCCGCGACGCGTTCGACAAGATCGCCGATAGCTATTCGCCCGGCGATAAACCTTTCACCGAAGGGACACGAGCCCTTGACGAACTGGAAAGACGAACCGTCCGTTCATCGTCTCGGAACTGACCTTTCGCGCCAACCCGTTGCGGTCTATAATGCCGCGCCCACAAAACCGAAGGAACTGAAAAATGGCACTGAAACCCGCAACACCTAGCAGCGCCGACCGGCATGGCGGCGATCCGGGAATAGGCAAGGTTCGCAAGGCGACACCCGAGGAACGGGAAGCCGCCAAGCGCGACGCCGAAGAATTGGACGCGATGGAAGCCGCCGCAACCGACGCACAAAAGCGTCGCGCCGACTAGCTGACCATTTTTAGCGAGTAGACCGGAAATGACACAGTCGGCGGGGGATCATTCGGGTTCGGAACCTGCCGACTTTCAATCTTGACGATACGGAACTGGTGACCCGATCGCAAAATTAATTCCGCTTCGCGAGAGTTCGTCGTAATCATCGGCGTTCCCTTTGGCACGATGAACTTGAACAGCACGCCGCCCATATCACTGCGACCGGCGCCCGCGAACTGAAGCGATACCCGAGACGCCCGCGAAACTGACGTGAACCCTTCCATCGGAAATGTATCGCCGATTTCCAGCAATTCGATTTCTTTAACGAATTCCCGCCGAACGCCGCGATACCCGGCAAATTCGAGTTCGGACGGTTTCATAAGTGCATCAAGATCGGCAATCTTCTTTTCAAGATCAGGATTGATCTTGAACGGTTCACCACGTGAGTTGATACCCTTCGCTTTGACGCGAAGATAACCGTTGATCTGAGTGTAACCCGATCCGACGTAATCCGACAAACTTTTATCGGCATAATCCGTAATGTAACCCGGCAATCTGCCGTGCGTGTCTTTGATTTTTTCAGGTGTAACCGAACCTATTTCAAATTCACCATCGGGATCAGCGCGCCGAACGAATTGCTGAACCGGGATCGGATCGGTCACGCGCGGGATCAAGCCGCCCGGCGACGGAAGCGGCGGAACGGTCGGCTTGATCGGAACTGGCGGAACGACCGGCGCCGGTTCGTCGTCGGGTTCGACACCGTCCGCCAGAAAGTCGATCCGGGTTCTCACCACGCACCGGCAATTGATTATCTCGCTTGCCGGTGCGCCCAATGAGCTATCACCGGGAAACATCATCTTGAACCCGCCCGGCGTCGCAAACGGTTCGTTCGTTCCGACTTCTTGACCTTCCATCGCTCTATGACTGTCGCGAACGCGTGCGTCACCGGAACTATCCCAATAGCGCTTGACATTCGATTGGTT